ATGGTTGGCTTTGTCCAGATGACGGGCATCGGGCCATCTTACGACCGCGAATCGGAAACCGTAATGTCTTTGAAGGCCGTAGCGGCGGCTGCATCGGTTACGGTCACGCGATACACACCGGATGTCGGAGAGTTCTATGGCGGGTTGCCGGTGCGAGTAAAGGATGTGCCCTGCCCGCTTGGACTGTTGATCGTGAAGGTGCTGCCGCTCCGAAACGTCCATGCGTATGTGTAGGGAGGCGTGCCACCGCTAGGGTTAGCGAAGGACGAGGCAAAAATGGCGTTGGCTCCGGGCCAGCTATTGCCGCTCGCGTCACTGGCTCCAACCGAGAGAGGCCCGGTGCGAGCCGTTCCGTAGAACTGCTACATGTTGATGGACCCCGAGGTAGGGATTGAGGCCGTCGATCCGGTATTCGCGACATACGTCCCACCCCGGTAGAACGAGGTGAGACTGGTGCCACGAGGTGCCAGGAATTCGTCCTGAATCTGCGTGAGCTGGATGCTCCCGCTAGGTGGTAGCGTCATTTGCCCTCCAAAGCCCGTACGCGGGCCGACAAGCCGATTACGCACTCAAGGGCTAGCGATGCCTTGTCTACGCCTAGCGTGCCGTCATGAGTCACATGGACGTACTCAGGGGCAACCTTCTAGACCTCCTGAGCGATCACACCCTGGCCCTCATCGCCCGACTCTTTCCACAGCCACTCGCAGAACTGAAGTAGGTCAGCCAGTCGGTCGCGAGCTGCCAGTTTCTTGATGGCCTTCTTCTTTCGACGATCCGAGGTAGCGACGAAGTTGGGGCCGGTACAGATGCCGGCGAACGTCCAGTTTGACCCCGTATCGACCGACGCGTGGTTGCCGGCGAACGAGCCCGCAGAGTACTTGGCGAATCCGAGAACGACACCAGAAGCCGGGTAGTACATGGCTGTCTGGTTGACGCCACCCACCTGAAGAAGGAAGGCGGGGCCGGATCCGTTACAGGCGATGTTGTTGGCGGCAGTTATAGCACCGCCAGCCGCGATACCTGCACCCGTCGTCAGCGAGCCGCCGAAGCTGCCACTAGTCGCCGTGATGGGGCCTGTCAGGGTGCCGCCAGTCAGGGGAAGGTAGCCATTGAGTACCGTCGTCAGGTTGCCGATGTCCGTGGTGGACAACTGCGACCGGGGGCCAACCATCTTCCAGTTGCCCGATCCCTGGCTGCGGAACTGGAACACATCGCCCGCCTGGACGGTGATATTCAGGTTATTGGGCAGGACAATGGCGGCTGAGTTGGTCAGGACCGACCCGGCAGCAGGGAAGATCACTTCACGCTTGATCCCGGAAGCCGTAGTGCCCAGACTCGTGATCGTGGCCGATCCGGTGACAATGACCGATTCAGCGTCTGAGGTGCCGAGGTCGGTTGTGGACGCTGCGGCAATGGACGCCGAAGACAGTGCGTTTGTGGAGCGAACGATGGACGATAGGGCGCGCAGGAAGTCATCGAGGCTATTGCCGATGGCGTCCGACCCCTAGGGGCTATTGGAGGCGGCTAGCGTCGCCAGATCTGACATTTTTGCAGGAACGGCCATATTGGACCCTCAACAGATTTTCTTGCGCGTGTTCTTGGGATTGCTCATCGCCCCAACCATGGCGATCCTGTTTTACGGGACCGCTAGGCTGGTAGCGATGGGCGTGGCGAAGTGGATGCCAGAGTCAGCGCTGAAGCGACGACTGCTGACGGACACCGAGAGCGGACGACTGGCTTACAAGCCCCGAGGCTCCGGCAGCGACATCCGCAAGGGCTGAACGCTGCTTGGCGGTCATCTTGGCGATGATGGCCTGCGATTCAGGGGCCTGTGGGTTGGCGATCACCCCGGCCAGCTTGGCCTTGATCGTGTCATTCGTGCCGAACAGCTTGTATAGGGTGTCTAGAGGCCGCAGGACGGTTCCCAGTAGCCCGCTGTCGGCCAAGCCAGGCAAGCCCAGGCCGTTAGCTGCCTCGCCCAAGAGATTCTGACTGGCGAGGTTCTGGACGGTGTTGGAGCCTGCGGACTTGCCTACTGAGTCGGCTACGGCCTGGCGGCTAAGGTCATCGCCAATGGTGCCGAGTAGGCCCTGCTGCTGCGGAGAGAGGATTTTCGCAGCCTGTGCACCCTTCTGCCCCGTAACCTTCTGTGCAATCTGGTCGAGTTGCGAGAGGGAGTTGTTGAAGGAAGTCGGAGCCGCTACAGCATTGCCGAAAGCGTCCTTGTTGCCCTTCTCCACCCTCCCTAGCAAGCCCTGAAGGATCTCCTACTGATTGATCGGGCCACTAGCCGCCTTGTAGGCGTCTTTCGCCGCGATGTAGTCCGGGGCAATCTTCCCGATCTCACCAATAAGGTCGTCCTGCGTCTTCCGTACGGATGCCTTCGACACATTCTCAAATCCCGGCTTGCCTGCCGAGTTCGCAATATTGTCCAGAGCCAGCTTTACGTAGTGAAGACCCTGCGTTGAACTAAGCGCGTCGCCGATGTTCTGGTCGTTTTCGGCAGCAAGCCCCTTCGCCATTTCGACGGCCTTCTGCATCGAGGGTCGGTCGGCGAGTTTGAGAAGATCGGCACTCGGCTGGATAGGGGCATCCGTGACGGCTTGCGAATACAGCTGATTAGCCGTCTGTGCACGAGCCGCTTTAGCCGCAGCCACATCAGCCGGACTGCCGGCCGCCGCATCGAGAAGACCCACGCGCGCCTAGTTATTGCCAAGGCGCTGTTCAACGAACTGGTTGGCGATGGCAGGATCGCTATCCGAGACGGCGCGACGCAGCTGGGCAATGCCTGGGTTTCCCGTCTGCTCGGCGAGGTCAGCCGCGACTCCAGGTACAGCGCTAGGCGTGGCATTCTTCGCCGCATCACCACCGAAGCGGCTTAGCGTGTTGGCTACGATCTGATCCTGTCCGCCATCGAAGAACGGAGCAAGTAGTCCTTTGCCGCCACGGTAGGCCGCACCGATGACATTGGACGCCGCCTGACCAAGCAGGCCAGCACCAGCGCCGATCCCGGTGTTCAGCGCCCGACTACCCTCACCCTAGCCCGTAGCAAGCGGCTGCACGGCACCTAGGGCGGCTCCAGTGGCCGCCGCACCGCGATACCCTGCCGGGACTACGCTGCCTGCCACGCCGGCGCCCTTGAGCAGACCGCCTCCGAGTAGGCCAAGACCCACGTTGCCTGCAATGTCGCCGCCAAGCCCGGCCTTGGTGTGGATGAGTGCCGAGTCGGTGGCGTTTGCGTCGGCTTGGTCAGCCTTAAGGCTGTCGTAGGCACTTCCGAAGAAATTCGGGTTGCTACCTTCCGGGGCCAGTGAATGACGGTCAATGAACGCAGGGATCGCGATAGCCGCCTGTTTGGCACCGCGTAAGGTGTCCATGACGGCCTTGCCAGCACCAGCGGCGAAGTTCTGCGAGTCCGATCCAAGGCCGTTAGCTGCCTTGCCGCCGTCATCCGGGGCGTTTGCGTCGATCAGGTGATACAGGCCAGCCTTCTTGTAGAACTCGGCAGGATCGGCATCGGGGTAGTACTTGGTACGAACGGCAGACGCCAGTTTCCCGTCCGGCACGTCGGCATACTGCGGGTACTGCTGTCGGATGTCGTCGAGTATCGTCACAGGCCAAGTCCAAGCGGGTCTTTCGCGTTGAGGTCAACCTTTCCACCCGAGGGCATCGAGACGGGCGAGGATCCGCCACCTTCACCCGAGAATTTGTCGAACAGCTTCTTGGCCTTCGGATCGATTACCTGAATGCTGCGCGATCCGTAGCCTAGGGCTTGGTCTGCCTGATCCTGTAGCGCCTGGAGACGGCCCAGTACGAGTCTGGAGGCTTCCTGATGGGCAGCACGCAGAGCGTCAGCACCGTTGTTAGCGTCGAATATGGCCTTGTTGTGCTCACGGTCACCTAGCGCACTCTGTCCGCCCGCGAACGTCTTAGCCAGCTCGTCGCCGACTGCCCCGGATGCGATGTTGAACTTCGACAGATTGGCTTGACCCTTACCACCGAGTTCCGACGAGAAGAAGTTTGATACGCGATTTACGTTCTTGACGTTGGAGTTGTCCAACTGGTCGATGGTTGAGCCGAACTCGTCCAGATGGTGTGCAAGGGTATTCAGGGACTTGATCTGCTCGCCAATCTTTCCAGACGTGAAATTTTGCCGTGCAGCGGCCCGGGCCTTGTAGGTGCCCGCATCAAGCGTCGGGTCAACCTGCTGGGCAACCGAGATAAGGCGCTGCCAGTTCGGATCCATCGCCTGCTTGCCGGTCGGAACCGGGTAGCGGCCGTCAACAATCGACTGGACCGTAGCTTTGTCCGAGGGCGACAGGGAGTCGATGGTCGGAACGGAACTCGTGTCAGCACCACCGATACCGAGGGCGCGCTTCACATCGTCATCCGTGCCGCCGTATTGCTTGATCAGGGCGACCTTCTGGGCGAATGCCGACGCAGCCGACTGCTGTGGTGCAAACCGTCCTGCCGTCGCGATGGTCTTCCACGTACCGTCTGACTGCTGCTCCTGCGTGACCTTGTTGTTACCCATATCGATTTCACGAGTCTGGGCCGTGTTTAGGTCTCGCTGGGTCTTCTGACCCTGCAACTCGGCGTTCTTCGACTGGAGTTCGTTCTGGTGAAGCTCCATCGCTGCCTGCGGATCGAACTGGGCCAATGCCGACTGATATCCCGGCATATCGAAGGTGCCATCGGGCTTGGCGAACTTCAGCGCCAAATCCTGAATCTGCTGGCGACGCTGCATCTACTGCTGCTGGTCATCCATCTGCTGCTGCTGGAACCGCTGCTTGACCAACTGCTGCCCACCCTACTGGGCCGACTGGATGCCGCCGAGAAGTCCGCCAGACAGCGCCTGAATAGGGGTCACACCCGGCTGGGAGTTGGCCGACAGTGCCGAGAGGCCAGCCTGAAGGAGGCCCCCCGTAGCCAACGACTTGCGGTCGTCGTCGGAAAGCCCCGGCTGCTGCCCTGTAAAGATGTCCTGCCATGCCATTACTTCATGCTCCCGAGTAGGCCGAGGCGCGAACCGTTTCCAATGTATCCGGCCTGCCCCTGCTGGACCTGCCCTAGGCGTACCTGCATGGCATGGGCTTGTAGAGGTGACATCGTTCCCTGCGTGGGCTGAGTGCCCTATGTTGCACCCGCAGACCCCGCCAGCTTCGCCCAGTCCGTACCCGGAGGCTGTTGCTGGCCCTGATACTGGTTCTGCTGCATTGCCCACTGGCCGATCTTGGAGAAGTCCAGGCCCTGCGTAGCGGGGGACTGTGCCTGACCGCCACCGAGTACTTGGCTGTAATCAGTCGGCTGCTGGAACTGTGCGTATTGCTGCATCGGAGCGGAAGCCTGCGCGTTAGCGTTGGGGCCAGCCAAGCCGGATAGAAAGTCGAAAGTGCCCATATGTCCGCCTTAGAGGTAGTAGCCAGCCGCACCCATGACGCCACCAGCGACCGCACCGATGGCCGTACCGATGCCCGGAACGACGCTGCCCAGAGCTGCACCTGTGGCCGCACCTCCAAGCGCCGAAGTGGCCGCGCCGCCAACCGTACGAGGCTTGTAGGCAGGGTTGGCGCCTGTCGTGGCCGAGCCAGTGAAGTTTCCGGAGACAGCGTTGAGGGCGTTGCCGTAGTTGTTGATCTTCTGCTGGTCGTAGCCGTAATTCTGCTGATACCAGTCGTTGTAAGCCTGATCGATGTTGCCCTGGCTGTAGTCCTGCTGGACCTGTCCAAGACTAGCCTGCTGCCCATTGTACTGGGCCTGTAGGGCATTCACGCCGTTGATCGAGTTGGACGCGCCCAGGATGTTCTGGGCGTTGTTCTGCGATGCCGCTAGCTGATTCTGGAAGCCCTGCTGCCAGCGATCCGCCTGGTTGTTGTAGTCGGTATAGCGAAGGTTGTCCGTGTTCGTTGCAAGGCTCTGTGCGAGCTGCTACTGGCTGGCCGTAGCCGCCTGCTGCATCGCGGATCCACCGAATGCCCCGCCCTGCGCAAACTGGGTCGGAAGCTGGACGCCAGCACCTTGCAGGTACGAGTTGGTGATGTCCCGATTGGAGTCGTTCACCACGCTATCGAGGTACGAATTTGGCCCGGCGAAAGGGCTTGCCGTCGCGGTTACGTTTTGCGAGCCACGCACCAGATTGTCGAGACCGTTCGTCTGGTTGATGGCCGGAACGGACGTGCCAGACGCGCCCTGCTGGGCATTGGCCGCTGCCTGCTGTTGACCCTGCGAGAGATAGGCGTTGAGTTGCCCGCCGTAGGATTGGTAAGGCTTGGCATTCTGTGCCGTGGTCTGTCCTAGGAACTACTGATAATCGCTAGCCAGCCAGTCCGGGATTTTCGTCTCGGTGGTGGTGGTCGTATTCTTCGGTGCTCCGCCGCCGCCCATATTAAACCTCGTACCAAGTGGTGATTTTCTTGTATTTCGCCGTCCAGCCTTCTTGGGGGCTGGAGAAGACGACGCGTTCAATGCCAGCCTCGTTAGCAACGTGGCGAGCGGCTTCGGCCCCTAGGTGGCCGCTGGATTTCTCCACGGAATAGCCGATCCAGACGTTCAGGACGGGGCTGTCCTCGTAGGGGAAGGTGAAAGCCTGGAGAACGGCGAACCCGGTGTATGCGCCCTGCCTGTAGCCGACGTACAACGAGGCGTTGCCGGTCATCAGTGCCGTGTAGATATCCTCGGCCAGCCATGGCTCACCGTTGGTCTCCTTGACCTTCTGGATACCGGGAAGGATAACCGGCCATATCTACCGGATGTTGGCGACGTGATTGTAGGCAATCGTGCCGTCTGCGGTGACGCCTGAGATAGGTGGGAGCATCAGTTACCCGTAAGTGTGCGAACAGGGAGCCATGTGCCGGGAGTGCCGGCGACGGTGCAGGTCCAGCCGAAGACGAGGTACTTTGATCCCGCCGTTCCCAGTTCAGCCGGAGCGTTATTGCGGACGAAATCACCCACCGCGTTCTGGCCCTGAGTGGGGATCGTAGGCCGGGCGTTGTAGACCGCTGCCGCCCTACCCTCGGTGAGCAGGTTGACCTACGTTGCGGCCTGTTGGAGTAGGTCCGTGAGCCGCAATACCTGCTGCTGCAATTCCTGTGGCAGTGATGGATTGGTCTGGAGCTTCATTCGGGTGTCGTCGCCAGGATGTCGGGCGTGTAGCCGTTGATACCCACGATGCCAGTCCAGTCCATGCGGACACGGTGCCAACGGGCATCCCGGTGGAAGTCGAACCGTCCATTAGCGGCTGCGATGGTCGAGTCCTGCACAGGTGCCGCACCCAAGTCGTAGCGATAGTAGTTCGTTGCCGTGGACTGGGCCGAGGGTGACGTACGGTAGCGTGGCGTAACACGTTTCAGGAGAGAGTAATTCGTCTCGTCACCCAGGTCGCCAGAGATCAGATACGAGGCACCTGGCACACCTGTCAGGCTGTAGAGCTTGTGATCCGTCGCGATGACCCCCGGAACCGTGTTGTCGGCGATCCAGAACGGCGAGTCGTAGGCGATGTTCGGTAGGTTGTCGTACGTGCTGTAGAGCGTGCCCAAGCCGTCATAGGTGACGTTGCCGGACGAGTACTGGATGACAGCCTCAATGGAGCGGGCGAACTTGCCCCACTGGTTCGTACGGATATTGTACACCACGCAAATATCGCATATGCCGGTGCTGGCCGTGCTCGGGAAGTACCAGTAAACGAGGTCGCGGGTAAGGTCGGCACCGCCCTTGATGTTAGCCCGCTGCTGACCGTTGAGGTTGGTGAAGAACCACTCGCGGACCGGGGCACCGATGGAGCGCGGCACCGTGCCATCGTAGACGAAGAAGTCAGACGGGCCCACAAAGAAGTGGGACGCACCAATGACCACCACGGCCTCCTGTCCTGAGCAACCGATCTCGCCGGGGATGCGCTGCCACGACCAGATCAGCGGAGGGCCGACATACTGGCCCCGGTACATGGATTTCTCCTTGTACGCGATCACATCGTTGCCAAACTCTCGGGCTGCGGTGATCTTGCCCGGAGCATCCACGAGGCGGGCGTTAGCGGCCTGAGAGCCGATGGCGGGCGTCCATGAGGTCTGGTCGAACAGGTTTGAACACCACCACCCGTCCGGCTGGTCTCCGAAGCCACCCGTCAGATCCGACCAGTCGAAAGCGAGGACGAAGTTTGCCGCCGAGCAGATAATGGACGCGGCCGGAGCCGTAGCGATATCGGCGAACACGGCACCCGGTGCGGCCTACTGGATCTTCTGGGCCCGGTTAGCCGCCAGGATGTTGCTGCCGAACATGGTGAAGCGCCACGGAGAAAGGCCGGTATAGGCTCCCGCTGCCCGTGTGCGGTCCGTCCAGACGCCACCGGAGATATCCCACAGCTTGGCGTTGGTGCCCGCCACGATGCGTTTGGTGCCGTCCAGCAGCGTGCCTACGTAGGCCCCCTTGCACGCACTGTCCAGAGCGGCCAATCCCGCATCCACGAGACTGTTGCCCGACGAGAACCCCTTGGTCGTCGGGATGATGTTGTCGCAATCCACGATCACGCCCGGAGTTGACGGGTCGAGGTCGGGACTGAAGCCGATAAAGGGGATGGCGCTCATGCGGTGATGAAGTCCACGCGCGGACGGGGCGACGGGCCATACCGGAGCATGTCGTCATTCTTCTTCATAGCGGCAAGGGCCGTCTGGTAGCCCTGCCCGAACAAAGCGGTACGCTGGTCGTCGCGAAGGTAGATGCACGCCTCCAGAAGCGAACCGTAGAGGTACATCTGGGGCTGGGCGAGGATAAGCCAGTTTTGCGTAGCAGATGCCGACAGACTGGGGATGTAGCCGTAGTAGTACAGGCGGTAATCCGTGTCCGCCGCGCCCACGATGTTGATGACGCCATTGACCATCGTGTAGCCAATCGGCAGCACGAAAAGCTCGGCATTCGTGTCCTGAATCGGGGGAACGGGGTAAAGCTCACGCTCGACACCGTCAAGGCTCACGATCAGGGCCTGAACCTGGCGGAAGTCACCCGGAGGTGTGATTACACCGCCCACGGACGTGCCCGATACGAGCGCCTACTGAGGGGACAGGCGAAGATCGTTGTTCATCCGGGCTTCGGCGAGCTGGATGAAGGTCGGGATGATGCCCGCAAGGTCGGCACGCGCGAGGAACTACGCGACGCTTGCTTGTAGGGTCTGGTAGTCATTCAACATTTGCGTACCTACCCTTTCGATGCATCACATAGTGAACGAGTCCGCTGGTGCAGCCATTCCTTGCTGCCTTCTCCCTTAGCGTTCCCGGGCCGTGGAGAATATCTTGAACGTTCTCCATGGACAGCTTGATAGATCCATGACGACCCTTGTTGTCTCGGTCGCGCATGTTGTCCTAGTGCGTGCCAAGAAACAGATTAGATGGCGTGACATTTAGCGGATTGTCGTCTTTGTGGCAGACACACATACCGTTCGGTATTGGTCCAACAAAGAGCATGTAAGCAGCCCGATGCCCGCCAATGGCCCTACCGTCAAGCTTGAATGCGGGGTAGCGCCACCGGCCATTCGAAAGGCTAGTGCCGCCGATCCACATCCAGAGGTCGCCGCACACGGATACCTTGGCCATGAAACGATCTTTGGGCGACTGCTTCATGTCTTAAACCTTCCCCTGCCAGATGCGGAAAGAGGCGAATGCGGACGAATTAAGGAGCCGCCGAAGGTGCTCGGGATTCACCTCAAACTCGTGGGGCGTGATGCCATGAATATTGATGTAATCCTCAACGAGCACATTGGGGAGCTTGGCTGCATGCTTCATTTCCCGCGAACCCACGGCCCCAATGGATCGCAGAGCAGCGCAGGCATCGAGAATGGGCTCTACATCCTGAACCCGGTTCTGCGTCATATCGTCACCATCAAAGGAGACGTAGGTCTTGATCAGCCCCATTCGATGGGAACCACGTTGACCGTGCCCGCAGCGGCGTCCTGAATGACGGCAAAGACGTCGTAATTCTGCACGTTGATGATGACTGCATCACCGGGCATGAGCAAAAGGTCGTTGGCGGTAGCAACTGCCGTGGTCTTGTTGAACCGGATGTGCGCAGCGACCGTAGCGGCCACGCGGACGTACTTGGCAACCACGCCCGCCGAATTGACCGGGATGGGTGTCTGCGCCGTCGTTGCACCGGATGCCACGGTGATACCCGGCATGTCAATGTTGAGGCACGTAATGGTGGACTTGAAGGACATTCGTTACTCCCAAGGGAAGGCCCCCTTTCGGGGGCCACCCGCATTGCAGTGGATCAGGTGAGGTCGCGAATGACCGCGTGAGCGTCCTTGTTGTCCATCTGGAGACCGAACTCCCAGGTGATCAACATCTTCTCCGCGTCGCCCGTCTTCGCCAGCGGCTTGGCCTCGACGTTACGCAGCGTCTTGAAGCTGACGTGATCGTAGTCGAGCAGGTAGGCCGCAGCGTCGATGAAGCGATCCGGAACCACCTTCAGCGAACCGAAGTCGGTCACGTACACGTCGTACGCGGCGTGGAGCTTGTTGCTGTCGGCCTGTTCGAAGCGGGTGGCGTTGCCCGTGAAGCTGGACACGATCACCTTATCGGACGGACGGACGAGCAACTGGGTCGGGGCTCCACCGGCCGTGTAGGCCGTCTGCATGGCCGACTTGACCAGTGCCTCCGACAGCGCACGAGCCGTACCGGCGACCGGAGCCGTGTTGGTGGACGGGACGGGGAACACGCCCGCACCCGCACCCACGGAGCCCTGCGTGATCCAACCGGCAAGGCCGCGCGTCTGACGTGCAACGGTCGTGGAACCCGCGTTGAACGTGGTGTTCTGGACCAGACCCGTCTCGGCGTCGCGCTTCAGCTCCTTGAGCTTCTTCGACTTCTGGTAGGCGATTTCCGACTTACGACCCGCCTTGTCCACCACTTCCTCGGTATCGGAAATGATGAAGTTCTTGGTCGAGACCTGGCAGTAGTTGCCCCAGCGGGTGGACGGGGTAACGGCCGTGAAGCTGGCAACGTCGTCGCCTTCAAGCTGGGCGTTGTTGGCCGCAGCAGCGAGGGCGTCGGTCTGCCATTCGAAGAAGCGGGCCGAAGCCTTGCCCTTCTTGAGCGCCGAGTAGAACGGGGTGTCCGTCGGCGAGATCATATCGATCACGTCCGACAGGTCTTCACGCTAGCCGATGGCGGCGTACGTGGTAAAGGTATTGGCAACAATCGTCACTTAGCTATCCTCGTTATTTAGAGCGGGCCAGCAGGTAGGCCGCTACATCATCGACGTTGCCGGTGCGCTTGGCGCGTTTGGCTAGGTCGTCGGCCCGTTTCTGTGCTGGCGTGTTTGTGGGGGTATTGGCGTTGCCTGCCTGGACCGCCTTGGGCGGGGTTTTGGCCTGCACTACCTGTTTCTGCTTAACTGCCTGTGCGCGATCCCACATAGCTGCCTTGTGGGCAATCAGGACGGCGCGATGGTCGATGAGATCCTTCAGTTCTTCGGGGCTGTAACCGTTCGATACGAGGAAGTCAGCCACTTCGCGTTGTGCTGCTGCTCGTTTCGTCTGGTCACGCCACTCAGGCAACTTCTCCAGTAGCAATTCCTCGTTCTCGCGGAAAGATTCGGTGCGGGCTTTCTCCGCCTCGTTCTTCTTCATCTACTCGATGGCCGAGTGGTGATGCTGGATTTCGTTGAGGCGAGCCGACTTGGACGCCATTTCCTGCTGTTTTGCGACCCATGCCGCTGGATCGCTCTGAGCTAGCTCGGCAAGTTTCGCTTGGTCCCCTACAAGCTCCTGATAGAGCACGCTACCCAGGACATTGAGCTGGTTGATACGGTTCTCGTATTCCTGCTTAACGAACTGGCGTTCTTGCGTGATCTGCGAGGTTAGCTGTGCAGCTTCCTGCGTCTTGCGGGTGTAATCCTGCTGCCGCATGTAGCCCTTGAAGGCTTCATCTGCGGTGACTTCCAGTTCCTCACCCTGGACGGTGATTTTCTTGCTCTTGGTCAGCCATTCGTCTTCCTTGGCCTTGGCTGCGGCGGCTTCCTTTTCCTCCGGCGTGCTCCCGTCGTCGTCCTGCGCTTCAGACTGTTCCTGTTCCGCGGCATCTTCAGCCTCGGCCTCGGCCTCGGGTTCGTCAGTCGTTGCAGACGCTTCCTACTCGTCTTCGGGATACTTCGGCTCCAGCCGCTTCAGAATTTCGTCTTCCGTCATGCCCTGCGAAGGTTCAATGGCGGTGTTATCGACTTCCCCGGTGGGATTGGTCATGGTGGTTACTCGTTAGGGTGAAATTGTGGTCCCGTTGTTGAGCAGGACCTTCCAGTTGCCTCTATCTACCGGAGCGCCTGAGTAGATCCCAGTCCACGTCTCCTGGCATTCGAACGGTACGGTGATGCGACACACTGTCAGCGGGCGAATGAGGCATTCAAGCCCACTCAGAACGCTACAGAGCCCCGGCCAGTTGCTTGGGCCACACGCATCTTCAGGGTGGCCTCGGCCATCTTCCCCGACTCGATCAGCGACGACAGGTGCGATTGCACTCTCTCGGACGCCTTCAGCATCAGGTACAACTTTTCGCGGCCTTCCACGTCTCTTGCCGGGGACTTTGACCATCTTTCCTGTACCTCGTTAGCGAATGTGGCGAATGCTTCGGCCAGAAGGGGCTCGGCGAGCAGTTGAGCGGCCTTCTGTCCGCGCTGAATCTCGGCTTCCATCAGGTCGGTCATTCGCGGGCCTCTTGGTAGTCGGCGTCCGCATCAGCCGTAGACGGGTCTTTCGCGCCCATGGTCTTGGCGGACAGGATCTTGGCCTCGGCGTTGATGCGTGCAATGCGCTCGGCAGAGGCCAGTTTCATCGCCTCTATGCGCTCGGCCGATTCCATGCTCATCTGGGCCTTCTGCATCGTCAGCTGGGCGTCTAGCTGGGCCTTCTCGCGGGCAACCTGTATCGCGCTCTCGGCCTGCATCTGGTTGCGCTGAGCCTCAAGCTGGGTTTCCTGCTGCGACTGCTGCGCCTGGAACTCCTGCTTCATGCGTTCGACTTCTACATCACCCTGCTGCTTGGCCTGCTGGAGCTGGCCCTGCTGCTGCAACTCGGCCTGCTTGGCCTGCGAGTCGGCCTGAATCTTGAGGATGGCCGGATCGGGTTTGTCCTGCTGCTGTGGGCCTTCGCCGGGAGCAGTGAAGTACCGACCTACGTCCTTCTTACCCATCGCCGCCAGGAGGTCCTCAAGGCTGCTGTAGGCGTTCTGTGGCTGCACGAGGCCGTACTGCGCTGCCTGCTGCTGGATCTGGAGCAGCATCATGGCGTTCTGGATCTGCTTGGCCTTGCTCGACGTGCCGATGCCGATAGATACGGACATCGAGTAGTTGTTCTTCCATGCCCGGGGATCGACCGCCATCCAGTTGCCGTTGACCTTGATCTGGGCCTCTCGGTCCTGATACTGGGTCGCGTTCTTGAGCAGCAGGCGGTACACGCGGCTGATAAACGTCTCAGCGATGACACGGGCGATCAGTTCAAGGCGCTGGTCCGCCTGATCCTGAAGGGTTGCGACGCCCTCCGAGCCGATCTGCGACTTCGACAGTTCTTCGCCAACGAGGCCCTGCGAGAACTGCTTGATGCCGGTGCGATTGTCTCGCACGCTATCGAAGTAATTGATACCGGCCTGCGCATTCGGGCCGATATCCGTCGTAGTCAGTTCACGGATGGCGTCCGGGTTATCGGCACGGATGATGCCGCCCGGTCGCGGGTTGAGCAGATCGTCGAGGTTCACCTGACCGGCTACCACGATCTTCTGCGGGTTGTTCGCCAGGTACAGGTTGTCGAGGTACTGACGGGTCACGGCGGTCTTGATCCGCTGAATGTCCTCGGTCAGATCCCACATGCTCAGGCCAATGAGCTTGTACGGCATGAGGTTGGGGCAGCACAGGGCAAACTCGTGGTCGTCAACGATCTCGTTTTCGAAGATGACCGTGCCGGCCTTGACGATGCGGCGATACTCGGCGATGCCATCACCGTCCGCGTCCACCCGAATGTACACGAGCTGCAACGTGACGACACGTTGGCTCGGGTCCGGGGAATCGTCATCATCGGACACCGTGAAGCTGCCGTCGTAGGATTCGCGCTCCATGCGCTCGCCGTACGTGTCGCCCTCGTCGTCGCCCGTGGGGATCTCGGCAACCTTACCCGCGTCGTAGCCCATCGAAAGCAGGTCGGAAACGGTGCGCTCGGTGTTCTAGCCCACGCAGCGCAGTTTCTCGATGTCGCGGCTGTCCTTGCTGAACCAGACTTCCTCGGGTGGCACACCCTCAACCACGATGTTGTGCTGCTTGGTCTTGCGCTTGGCCGTGACGTTGAACGTCGGCTGAGGCGGAGTGCCATCAGGTCCCGGCATGGCCTGAGCGGGAACCTGCTCGACGATCTCCACGTTCTCATCAACGGCAAGCGCCTGGACATCCTGTTCCGACAGGTACTCGTAGTGTTCCTCGCGCTCGTCCCACGCTTCCTCGCAGTAGACCTTGACCACGCCCATACGGGAGATCAGGGCCGACTTGATGGCGTCGTGCAGGACCGTGAAGCCCTGGTTCTTGCGGAACAGCATCCAGCCACAGTATTCCGTGGCGTCGTTGGCATTCTTCTCGTCCTCGGGGCCTTCTGCTTCAAAGCGGATCACGTCGTCGGCCCCGCAGAACATCCGCATGAGCGAAGGCATGGCCGATTCGACGACTTCCAGCAGATCCTTGCTGACGACCTTGGACCGGCCATCTACGTCAGGCGGGGTCAGCTCGTGCGTGGCCTCGCCAAGGTAGTACGCCATAGCCCGCGTACGGTCAGACGACAGCTAGTCCGCGTAGCCGATGCCGTTCGCCCGCTCGTGGTCGATGAGGGCGCAAAGCTCGCCGTCCGTCATCTTCTTGGATTTCTCTGCCATTAAGCGGTCGCCAGTGTCTTGTAAGTCAGTTTGCCGCCCCAGTCCTCGTTAGAGAGCTTCGGGGCGACGACGTGTAGGTAGCGGAACGCATCGGCACCGTGGCTGAACTGATCGTGCAGTGGAGCGCCAGGCTCGCCCGTTGATAGCGGCAGCGCACGCCTGTAACGCTTCAGGCACTCGACCAGCGGACCAGCCTTGGCCTTGTCGAAGTAGACCTGTCCGAACTGCCTACGGGCCAGCCTGATGCCTTCCTCGATGCCGAGCCGTGGAACGATCGATACCTTCCAGCCCAGCTCCTGCATGATCTCCTGCGATGACTTGCCGGTCTTGAAGTCCCGGTTCTCGCCATCGTGCGGTAGCCAGATCGTGCCCCAGTTGTGTTTCCGGGTCTTCAGTTCCGTCGAGTACCAGTCCAGCGTCTTGTGGTTGCCCTCAACGTACTCGATGACACGGAGTTGGCTGAGGTGCTTCTGCACGAGGATCAGCGTCATCTGGTCATTCCAGCCAAGGTCGAACACCACATGGACCTTCAGGGCCGGATCGTATGGAACGTCGCAGATTCGGCTAGGCGTGGCTTCCTTGGCACTGGCTATCTCGTCGGCGTAGATCGCCCCAGAGACAGCAGGCAGGCATACGCCTTCCCATGTGTGGTCGTACTCGGCCTTGGTCAACATTTCCTTGTCGCGAAGCCGCTCGGCCTCAAGGATGCCGTTGAACCACGGGTTGTCCGAGTAGTTCATCTTCACGACGAACGAGTCTTCGGGAGCGTTCTCCACGAAGCGTACGTACGTCGGATCGGTGTCCAGCTCCGGGTTGAACGTGATCCAGACCTCAGAGCCGTCCTTTCGGATGGTCGGGATCAGGATCTTCCAACTCCGCTCCGTGATCGCCTGGGCTTCCTCGCACCACACGATGTCCACGCCCTCATAGGACTTCACGGACTCGGCGGTCTGGTCACTCAGGCCAGCAAAGGTGATCTCAGTGCCATTCAGGCCCTTGATGACCGTTGCCTGCACCTCGTAGAACGCGCCTAGGCCCATGGACGCTATCTGGTCGCCCAGGAGCTTGTGTACGGAGTCCTTGATGGACTTCTGGATCTCTCGGGTGCAGAGGATGCGCAACGGCCTCTCAGCGCCCTACAGGAGCAATGCGCGGGCGTAACCCCAAGACTTGCCGGAGCCTCGCCCGCCATATGCCACCTTGTAGCGATGGGCGTCGAACAAGCCGCGTAGCTTGGCCGGGAACTCGATGTTACTCACCCTTAGCCTCAACGAATGATAGCGTCAGGCTAGTCAGAGTGCCGGATATCTCGGTCTGACTCTTGTCCGTATAGTCATTCCGGAACCTACAGCTAACCTGCTTAGCCCACAGTGATGCGTTGAAGCCAGTCTTTTCGAGACCCTCTTGCCCCTTGTCCTCAAACCACGCCTGAGCCAAGTCTCTCGCCCGCGTGATTGCGTCCAAAAACTCCGGGTAAATCTCTGCCCAGTTGTGCAATGTCTGCCTAGCCACGTCCAACGACGCAGCGATCTAGGCGTGGCTCTTGCCAGCACGGCCAAGCTCGATGACCTGGTCGCAGTACTCTGGCAGGTAATCAGTCGGGCGTGCCATCGGGATACTCAATTGTTATTTTGTGAGCTGCCATGGCGGTCCTGAATGGACCATTACCCATCTGGCTGCGGCACCTGTTTAGGGCTTCGGAAAAAGTGTCAGTTATGTCATGTCCTAGAAGGAACAGCTTGCCTCCGCTAGCGGCCATGAACCGGAGTATCTGGGCCATGATGGCGAGGTGCGTCACGTCGTACCTATCCACAGGATCGCGAGATAGCGGGCCACACACTCCGCCAGGCAACACGTTGGTCAGCTTGTCCAGGCCGATATGGGCGATCCGCTCAGCCTCGAACCCGTATGCCTCACTCTCGTCCGTGAAGTACTTGACGATATCTACTCGGTATTCAAGACCTGCGGCCTAGATTTCCCTGATTCTGTTGCACTTTCGGGACCGGACGCCTGCCTTGGCATACTTAGCGTGCTCGTATGGCCGGTTCTTTGTACCCTTACCAACATAGAACACCTCATCGTTTCGGGGGTCTATAAGGTCGTACACGAAGAACCTGCTCATAAGGCATCCTGTCACACTATCTATTCACAACTTCAGCTCCAGGCCAATCCCAGAGCCGTTTCATGCGTTCGGAATCTATTCGTGTTCGTGATTCGTGAACAGCGAACGTTAGTTGGATTGGGTCAGGGACTTGTCTCATCACCTGGCCACCAATCGTAGCTAACCTCGCGCTTGCTCAACGGATCCCAGTAGATCACCGAGACCTTGCCCTATCCTTCGCCGTCTTTCCGGTCCGTGCTGGCCGAGGCAGAGGCTTGCGCCACAGGTTCGTGTGACGGTTCACTAGCATTTCCATGTGTTACCTCGTATGTGGCGGGGGTGGTCCGATTCGAACGGACATCCGAGAACTTTAGAGATTCTGGCTCTACCATTGAGCTACACCCCACTAAACCTTCCAACCTCAAGCTATCCACGTAGTTCTTCTCGCGGACACTGGCGTAGTAATCCTTCTTGGCCGCAAACACTCGATCCCAGTTATCCGAGAACGTCTGCTCATCCACACTCAGCGGACGACGGTCATCGCCCTTGCCGGTCACCGGATGTCTTCCAAATCAATCTTGGGCATCCTGACCTTTAGCGAGCCATCAGGGGCGATAACGATAGGAGCCTGGATGGAAGCGCCAGTCACTGGGTCGAACCAGTGCGCAACAATTTGCGTTCCCGCCAAGATGATTTCCCAGTACTTAATATCCAGGGCACTCATGCAGCAGGCGAGAAGTTCGCGTTGAGGTAGTAAGCCAGCGCATCCCACGTTTCGAAGCTGACGGACTGAGACACCGGAGACGTTGGCGTCTCGACGATGGCAAAGCCGTTCATGGTCCGGGTGATGACGACACTGTCGTTGTGGATCCAGGCAGGGATACCGGTCATTTAGATTCCTCGTCAGAATTCGTATTGGATTTGTATTTGCCCCAGCCGCAGATGGCCTTGCCAGTCTCGTCATGGGTCAGGATTTGTTTGGCCGTGCCATCGGTCAGCACGTCGTCTTGGGACACGTAGATGGGCTTGGACCAGTCACACCCATTAATCCCTGCTCCAGTTGTCGCGCAACCGGCCAGCAGCAGAATCGGGAGGCACATCGCGAACAGGAATGGTCGGGGCGGGTGGTAACGCATCTACGGTGTCCTCAACCTTCGTTCGCTTCTTGTGGTTCTTCGCTACGACCTTTTCCGTCTTCTGGGCCTGCGCCTGTCGCTCGCTGGTCACCGCTGAGTGGTGAACCCACAACAGACTTGCTAGCCATAGCGCGAGCCCTACCCCAATGCTCCATACCCATCGCTGCATCATCTTCTGCCTCGCAGTCACAAGGGCCGGGCTGTCTAGCCGGTGCCACGCTAGTGCTGCATGTGTTCGTGTGGGTGGCCTTGCCGCTCGCCAGGATGTAAGCCTCGGCCAGTCGTTCGTTTAGCCAGTCCCTCGGGTCAACCATCGCCAGGGCCGAAGTACATGCGGATGGTGATCACGCCTGCCGCTACGATCAGTCCCAGGGTGATCCAGTTACTGATGGTCTGTGCCATAGCCAACCTCTCGGTACTGCTCGGCGGTGAACTTGAAGGGGATCGAGCCCATGAGCTTGAACTGGATGCCGTTGTAGTTAACGACAATGGCGTAACTGGTGACTGCCGTTACCTCGCCGTCTAAGTTGAAGATCCCGGAACCCGAATCGCCCGGATATCCATTTACGTCGTAAATCGTCGTTACCTTGCCATCCTTGTCGTCGTATCCCGAGACGTGACCTTCGCGGTACATGAAATAAAGGAACGCAGGCTGGCCCCAGAGGAACACGACATCACCGGGCTTCGCCTCCTTACCCATGCGGGCCCACGTAGTGAATGTTGCATCCACCACAAGCATCGTGTGGTCGTTGCCGTCGTCCAGGCGCTTCTATACGTGGACTACCTTGTCGTTGACCTTTAGTTCCTTCAGGTCTTCGAAGCAATGTGTCGCTGACAGGATCAGGTGTGGGCCAATGGCCGTACCGCTGCACACCCCATTCCCATCCATTTCCAACCGGAGGGCTACTGCTCGACTTCGACTGAGCAGATCGTCTCGCGGTGAATGCGTCGCGCATCCAACCATAGCCACGAGAAGGACGAGGTAGAACGCGATTCGCAATTTCATCTTACGGCCTCAACCCGGTAAATCCGGGGACTTCTTGGTGGCCACCGCTTCTGCGACATTCGCTGAGAAGTAAAGGCCGAGTACCCATGTGGTGTAGGTCACCCACTGGGCGGAATCAATTTGGTGGAAGACAAGGAGGGCGAGGGCGATGAGGTACGCACCTACAGCCATCTTCAACTTGCTTCGAATGAACCAGTCAGTCATGACATACACAGCCGGTACTCGGCATTGCGCCTGTTGACCAACCCCTGAATCTTATGGCCACCGGCATAAACCCACATAAGCAGGGCCTTGCAGGATCCGGCACGGTCACCCTCGTTCGCCTTGCGAGCCATCGTGGATCCGCAAAAGGCGGTCACTCCGATGTTGAACGTGGTACTTGTGAATGCTGCGGCTTGGTTAACCGCCAGTTTTGGTGATGGAACGCATGACAGGACTCCCTCGGCTGCAATCTACAAGTCGCGCTTGAACCACAAGTCGCACTGATACTGGCTGTAGACCCTGCCCAGAACCACCTCTGGCCCCGTATGTCCCGTGCAGGCCGTAGTAACCCCTACAACGTCCGAGTAGCCCTCGTAGACCGTGCCCTCCCATGGCTGGGTGAATGCTGCGGCTGCGGCGACTACGGCGGCAGTGAAGGCCGCGAGCGCTTTAGGGCTTAGGCGTAACGACACTCTTGCGCTCCAAGAAGGGACGAACCCACTTCCGCCAGAGGAAATCTACGATCATCAGCCCTGAGTACACGCAAGCGAGAATGCTCGCCAGGGTTCCCCACTAAACGCCGGCTACCGTTGAGCCGACATACGCTACTGTTGGAGCCACTTTTGCTGCATCCACGACGTGATCTTGCCAAAGCATCATGGATGCCTCCTGTTAGTTGACGGCGAGGGTCCGCACCGGACCGCCCGTGTATACATCGAGCTTTGAAGCAATACGCACGGCGTCAGCGGCGGTAGATCCTGCCAGCATGGCGCCCATCGCGAATTCTTCGCCGGAACCGATGGCGTACGGCCCCTTAAACTTCATCGGTATCATCGACGTCGAGTCGATCCGGTAACTCAGCTTAGGTCCAACAAGAAGCCCGTAGGCGGATGTCTCGTCGGTGTTATCGGCTTCCAGTGGCTCAAGCGAACCGGTCTCGATCTGGCCTAGCATTCGCATGACCAGGGAGAGCTTGCCTGCCCCACCGAAAACCCATCCACTGAATGGGCCACTCTCCACCCGATGGATCTTCACCACGTCGAATCGCTTGAACGCTGCCGTACTCTGGCTGTCTGCCGCCACGATCCCATCTTTCACTGCAATCGTGGTCAAGCGGGCGATCCTCGGTAAATAACCTTTAATAACGACCCGGCTTATTAAAGCCTAGGGCCAGATTCTTTAATAACGATGTGCGCTTCGTGGTACGTAAAGCCGGGTATGGCATCAGGTAGCGGACATTTAGGCCACGCGTGCCAGTGAGAACCGGCTCTCTGCATTCTTGTACTGTCGCTTCAGATACGAGGCCAACGACCGGTTCTCGTACTTTCGGCACAGGTAGTCCAGCGTAAGGGGCATTTCGCAGAACGTTCCGTCGCGTACCTCGTTCAGCACCACGATTCCTCGCCAGTGCGAGTTAGCCATGCCCTTGTACGGCTCGTCATGGAGGTAGCAGCTACCAGCGACGATACCGTGGCGCATCTGGCCTGTGGCGTACTGTACCGAGCCCTGCTGAAGGCCCTGGACGTGACCTTGGACGAACGTCGTGCCTATCTTGGACAGCCGATTGCTGATCGTCCCGCTGATCGGCTTGCCCGTATTCGGATTGGAAAAGTAGTGTGCGTAGGTCACGCCATCAATCACCACTGCGCCCGGTGAGCCGTGAACGTAGTCGATGACTTCCCATCCCAACTTTCGATCCACGAACTGATGCGACCCAACGGCACCGGCCCACTTCGGGCTGGCCGAGATAGCGCGCTCAAGTCGCCATTCATGATTGCCACGAAGGATGACTTTCCGCCCCTTGAAGCCACTCATGGCGTCGTGGAGGCGGATAAGAGCCTCATTACCGGCGTCAAGGTCATCCTGATAACGCAAGCCCTCAAGGTCGAGTGATCCTGGCGAACTCCACGAGGACAGGCTTTCGAAGTCCCAATGGTCGCCTAGGTGGACAACCACATCCGGCTTGTAGTCCTGAATCGCACGACCAACCCACTCAAGGTGATCGGTCGGCGCTCCCGGCTTGATCTGCGTGTCGGGTAAAATCAAATGGCGACGCGGTTTCATCAATCACCATCCGGGTCAGCCAAAGGGAAAGCGTAATCTTCATCCCGCCAGTTGCGGGCGTTTCGTGGAACAGGTGCACCCGCCTCTCGCATCAGTTCTTCTTGAAGCTGGGCCAGTGCGCGCCATGCGACCTTTGCGCTGTGCCTCTGGCCGTCACTGTCGAGCGTGCCGGCGTCGAGCTGGTGCCTGAGAATCTTGTTCGCATGATCCGTTGACTTGTCCATAGCCCAGTGCATCGGCTGACCGGCGTTGTGCTGCTCGTTGCCCACCTTGCTAACCCTGGCTACCTCAGCAAGCGCAGCCGGGAAGTAGTACAGGAGGCCATCAGCCATCGGGTAATCGTTTCGCTCACTGGCGCCTGCCGGTAGGTTGCCGCTCATGCGGATGCCTCCGTGGTGCCGAATTTCAGGCCGTTGAAGTACCGGCGAAGGATGTACTGACGAACGAGCGAGATAACCGTGAAGACCAGGCCAATACCGAACGCCTTAGCTGCCGTGATTCCCGAGAACCCGAACATGGGCAGGAAAATCATGTTGGCCGACCAGTTGATAGCAAACCCAACGAAAATGTTGGCTACCGCCTCAACGAAGGAACCGAACCGTGTCTGTGCCATATCAGCCCCCGAAGGCTTGGAATTAGGGTGCCGGTGCGATGAATCGGGCATCGCGGGCTGTACGCCACAACCGGCAAAAAATGTTACTTGAGTGTGCGTTCCGGCCCGAAACCGGTGGAATAACGCCACTTGTGTAAGTCGGGATTTGCACCCGAAGCCACCGACCGAGACCGGATGGGCTGAAACTGGAGCGGGCCAGGAGAATCGAACTCCGCGTTCTGCGGCTTGGAAGGCCGTTGCGCGCCCTTTACGCTTGTTAACCCGCAATCTTGATACTCCGCTCAAGAATCAGCCGTTTCGCTGGGATCTTGAGGTATATGTCAGGTCACGGTTACCGAATCCGTGTCGTCCCGCCAGACGAGGCCCCTGCCTTGCGCAGGTAATCCCGGCCTCTTTCTGGCTGTGCGGCGACTACCGTTCGATGAACGGGCCCGCAGAGGCTTAGCCGGGAATCTCAGGCGTGTAATCCGCCCTCGTCTCGATCTTGAGGCCAGTTTTGACCTCTGCGGATAATTGGGGCCGTATTTATTTCTAAGCGGCCAGGTTCTCGGCAAACAGAACCTCGATGTACTGCCAGCGGAGTGCGCCGCAATACCGGACATAGCCCCAGAACATCGACTGGGCCAGATCAAGGCGGAACTTCTGGTACGTCTCGCGGTCGACGCCAAGTCGGGACGACACCGAATAGGCGGGTTCCTCAAACACCGCATCCGGGTTATCGAACACTGCCGGATCCCCGTACTTAATCAGGCACTCCACGGCATCCACGCCTGCCTGTGATATCCAGTCGTTTCCACGAGCCCTGGGAGCCACCACCGTCCGGCCGTTGCCCTTCCGTGACCGCGAGTACTGCCTAGCCATCCCAATGGCCCACGATGCGATCTGGCGGTCATACATCTGGTCATCCCGCTCGATGCGGCTGTACAGGAACCACCCGGGGTAATGGGCATCAAACAACTTCGCCGTCCGGTTCGCCGCATCGATACACGCATCGGACAGTTCCGGCATGGCAAATGCCTCGTCCGTGTCGCGGCCTAGGATGTCGTGGGTGGTCATGCCGCTTCCTTGAGCTTCGTGTAGTCGTTAAGGACCTGAAGCTGCTCAGTCGCCCATTGCGGGCTAATATCGAGCAACTCAAGGATGTTCACCTTTCTACCTTGCGGCGTTCTGATGAATCCTGTTGAGGAAGTACGTGAGCGATCCTGCTTTGCAAGGTCATATCCCCGGTAGCCAGCGACACCGAATGCATCCAGCACGGCCCGCTCATATATAGCCCATAGGAATGCCTGCTCGGGCTTTTCCCACTCCATCACCAAGCATCGGGATGGTTGATTGCCGTGAGTACCCTCCCGATGACGAATTGCACGCCGCTGGTATCGAGATCCGCCAGCAATTCGATACAGGCACACCTCAACAGACTTTCTGAGTTCGAAGTTCATTAGGAAACGTCCACGACGCGCTGGTTATACACACGGCGATTGCCGACCTTTTTGCTGCTCCAGCCATGCACTTCCAGGCGTACGCCTGCCTTGCGAATGTCCGGGGTGTACTCGTTCTCTGCGATCTTCTTAACGCGGGCCGAGACGTTGCTGGCAGAGGTGGTCTGGACGAACAGGACTTCGTTTTCACGTAGAGCGATCAAGTCCCACGCCGCAAACATATCGACCCGCTTACGGGAAAAGCTCGACCAGTATTCGACTATCCAGCAGATGTAACCTTGCGCCCTAAGTGCCGCTAAGCTGTTTTGGGTTGGCGAGTTTCCAGCCATTAGTGGGATGCCTCATTAGTCCGCGCAAATTCACCGAAGTAACGAATGGCCGCGTCGTCATAGGCCCTGGCCGCATCATCCACATCCTCAAAGAGGCCAAGATGGATGTTCTGGAAGTTAACCGTTATCCGCGCGCTCCACTTGCCCGTCTTCTTGTGCTTAGTTACGCCTTTAGCGCCAGAGATATTTGACTTCACCTTCTGGTTAGCGCAGTTCTGCTGCTTTGTGCATTTGCGAAGATTGCTACGGCGGTTGTCCAGCATGTCACCGTTGATGTGGTCAACTATCTCGCCCTTAGCCGCATCCATGATTGTTCGGTGGAGGTAGATGCTCTTTCGCGTACAAGGGTCACGCCGAACCGCATACAGTGAATTTCCGCATCCACTAACACACCATTTTTTTTCAAGGATGTGCTCGCCAACGTCGTCATCGACAATTGTGCACTTGCCCTTGCTCAGGTTTAGGGTAGTCATACCGTCTCCCGAAGATGCTCAGGTATCCACAGGCAGTTTTCCCACTCAACTTTTTCGTTCGCGTCGGTAGCGGGTTCAAGCTGATCCTCGCGGGGTCCGAATACGAAAGCCATGTAGCCGTTAATGACTGAGGGCGTCGGTGCCTCGGCCTTGCCCCAACAGTCAGGCGCTACGATCCAGCACCAAGCGCCAGGGGTAGGATGGCTGTCTGGATACGCGCTTGGCTCAATGATCGTCCCAACTTCGCCTGCAAGCTCGGGCCATCCTTCGGACCACTTGATCCGGACACGCTGCCCCTTGTGGAAGGTAGCCATGGTCAGTGCCTCGTCACGGTGGCTGAGGCCCATCCCTGGCATTTCGTCCCGATCAATCGGCCATAAGCCTGCCGGGAATCCTCAAGCTGGACCTGTGTTCGCCCAAGCTCGGCCTCGTAGTCAATGCGATCATCCCGCTCGTTCTCGTAAAGTTCCTGATAGTTCTCGCAGCGCTCTTTCCAGTAGCGATACTTGAAGTCAGAACGAACCCATGCACCTGCCCCGATGAGGGCGACAATCAAAACTAGAATCACCATTTCAGTACCCTCTCGTTGGCAAGTAGAGCGATCGTTCGTAGGACGCCCTCGTAGAACCACCGACGTACGTCCTCGGTGGCAAGAAGTTGTGTTCGGCGGTCGCATTCCGCGTGGCAGTCGCTGCATCCGTATGCGCCAAGAATGTCCGGAGCCTTCTGCCCTGCCCCAGTTATCCCGGCGAGGCGTACGTGGCAGAGCACGACCGTCTCCGGGTTGTGGTTACACACCGTAGGCAAACGGATTAGGCACTCCCGGCCTCTGGCAGCTTTGCGAAGGTCGGTCATATCAGTCACGCACCAGTTCGTTGAGGCAGAAGAAAGCACAGGCCCATCCGTACTGACCGACAAGAACCAGAACAATGGCAATCCACTTAAGCATCACGTCACCTCGTTGGGATCGCAGACGTAGATCCCGATCTCGGCCATGCGGCGCTGGATCTCGGCTACGTAGTTGAGAAATTCGACCTTGCTCATGCGGGAACTACGGCGGACCGGACGCAGGCGCTTACGTCCGAAGCCTTCGACCGTCTCCCATCCGTAGATTTCGCCGAGGAAATATTCGTGCAGGTCTTCGGCGTTCCATCCGTCGAGCTGACCGCTTGCCAGAATGTCGGGGTATGCACTTCCCCAGAGAAACCGGTTCTGTGCGCTACTACGTGTGTCGGCATATTCCTTCACCTCGACCTTGACCCGCTTGCCTGGCAACGCTGCCCTTAGCACGGCGGCGAGACGACTGATATCGGACTCCCTATCCGTGGCGGGCAGCGTCAAGATCATTTCGAAACCGTGTACACGAGTGTGTTGATCCGAACGATCCGTTCACCGTGCTCGTGGCTGGCGAATTCCCGGGCCCACTCGCGAGTGTTGGCGTAGGTCAGAACCTTTCCCTTCTCGTCGATAACGCCCCAAGTGGGGTAGTCCTGCGCGTTTACGGTCGTTCCGGTACGGAGGTTTTTCATCGTTTCTTCCTCATGCGTGATTTGATGAATTCGAAGGAGTCGTGCATCTGAACTAGTCGGTCGCCGTCCAGGCTGTTGGATTTGTCCGGTCGCTTCCCGATGGATCGTCCGTTTTCTTCTGCGTAGATCAGCTTTGGATCGAACTCCGCGAACTGGTCCATTAGCTCGGCGGCGTAGGGGAAGGCTTTCCGGTTTTCCTCAGCCTTCCGCTCGCGGGCGGTGATGCTGTTCCGGATGAGGTCCTGAACGTCATCGGTTGTCATAGGCCATGTCCGTGAAGCGCATCGTCTCGGCCAGCCACGCGGCACGGACTACGCCAGTCGGGCCGTGACGGTTCTTCTCGACACTCAGGATTGCCTCTGCCTGATCCGCCGAGTCGTCGTGCACACCAGGGCGGTACAGGGTGATGATCTGGTCCGCTTCCTTCTCGATTTCTGACGAGTCGGAGATATCGCCCATGCCGGGCTGCTTGTCTTCGCGGGTATCGACGTGGCGACCGACCTGAGCCAAAGCGACGACCGGGATGTCCAGATCGCGGGCTAGGTTCTTCAGGCCACGCACAACCTCCCCTACCCGCTCATGCTTTGGCGTGCGCTTGTCGGCGTTGCTGGCCTCGATGCGCTGGACGTAATCGACCAACAGAATCTTGATGCCGTTCTGCTGCTTCCACTTCCGGGCCATGCGAGCTACGTCGGCGATGGACGGTGCGCTGCGGTCGTAAATCAGGCAGGTACGTTCGATCAGGCGGCCCACGGACAAATCCAGCTTTCGGAGGTCGTCGGTGTCAAAACTGCCGTTACGCATCCGCTCGGCCGGAACGTGGGAGTCGATGGACATCACGCGGGCCGCAACCTGCTGGGCTGGCTGCTCGGCGGAAATAATCCCGCACGGCACGCCAGCGGACAGGGCAAAGTTAAGCAGGAGGGCCGTCTTACCCATCGCCGGGCGGGCAGCAACCACCACCAAATCGGAGTCGTGCCAGCCACCTAAAACCTTGTCCAGGCGAGCGAGGCCGGTGGAGATTCCCGGCACTTTTCCACCGAGTGCCTTCGCACGCTCGGCCTCCTGATACGCAAGGGTCATCGCCTGCCGCAGAGTGAACTCTGCGCGTGACTCGACCTTCTGCATCGACATCAGGCCAGCGATAGCCCCGTCAAGCAGCGCAGGAGCCTCACTGTCGGACGCGTAGGCATCGACTGATAGGGACGTAGCCAGATCGATCAGGGAGCGCCGTACGGCCTTCTCACGGACGATCTGCGAATAGGCCGCAAGGTTAGCCGACGACGGGGTGTTGTTCGCTAGGTCGTAGAGGTACGACGAGCCGCCCATCATGTCGGCGAAACCGTTCGTGTCCATCCAGTCGCCGAGTGTCACGGCGTCACACGGTTGCCCACGGCCGGACAGTTCCAACATGGCCCGGTAGATAAGCTGGTGATCGCGGCGGTAGAAGTCCGCCTGCGTCAGACGTTCGGCCACCGTCTCAATCTTCTCCGGCGAGAGCATCAGTCCACCGAGTACTGCCTGCTCCGCGTCGATGGAATGCGGGGGTACGCGGGCAAAGGTATCGGTCATACGCCGAGCTCCTTGCGGGTCTTTCGAATGGGCGTTACCGATGCAGATGGCGACGCCTTGGACAGCCAGCCATTGATGAACTTCGTTACGCCGCGACGGGTCTTCCGGTTAGACGGGTTGGCGACTAGCCATATCCGCATCTTCGTCAGTTCGGCAACAAGGTCGATTTTCGGGTAGGCGTTGCGGCACTCGGCGGCGAACTCGGAGGACACCTCAAATTCCGATCCGTCATCTAGAACTAAGAGCGGATATAGAGATGGAGATGGAGATGGAGATGGAGTGTTAGATAACGGTTCCGAAACGGTTCCAAAAAAAGTTTCTCCATCACTTAATCCGTTCCAAAAAGCGGCTACCTGGGGCTTAAAGGCAACGGCCTGAGGAATGGCCTCCACAGCCTTGAGGATGGCTTTCTTGATGTTCGGGTTGTCCGGCTTGTTCCATTCGCCGAACTTGCATACCCACACCCATGACGTGCTCTCGTGACGCACGGAAAAGCCAGAGTTTGAAAGGGTTTCGAAACCGTTACGCAACCGTTCCGAATCCCATCCGAGGTCGTCACAGGCATAAGCGTCCGGGAGGCGAAAGGCCCCCGAAGCATTCGTGTGTGGCGAAGTCAGGAGATAGAGCGCCAGAAGCTTCGCATCAGCACTCAGGGACTTCAGCGTATCGCTGGCCCAGAATGCCGTGTGTACCTTTCCGTAATCGCGCATTGACCACCTACCGTTGATGCTGTGTTGACACTGGGATTGCTTTACTTACGGACGCTGGGGGAGCTATGCGGCTGATTTACGGCGAGCCCGAAAGACGTATCCTTCCTTGATGTTTTCGCTGGACGTGCAGATGTGGACATTCCAAAACACGTACGGGCCGTCATCGTTGTTTCGGCCCATCACGTAGCCGTCTCCCCTGCCCCTTTCGGAAAGGTGCCCGGAATCGACCCAGACCTGGTGCCATTCCGGGTAGTTGAACTGCCAGGGGATTGAGCGGCGGATGGCGTTGCGCCTCTGCATCGAGTACTTCTTGGAGAGGGCGCCCTTGTTCCACGGAGTAAGCCCCTCATTCAGAGCCACCACGGTCGCGTAGTCACAGCCGAACATCGCGGCGCACCGAGCATCCCTAGCTGCTGCGGACTGCTCCTCTCGTTCAGCCTTGCGCTTAGCACCCCGGATTCTCTTGCCGCCATGCTTCCCGTTGAAGCCGTGGCGTCCGACTAGCTGCCTGACGCGCTCTCGGGTAATTCCATAGAGAGCTCCGATTTCGTCTAGCGTCGACCCATCCGCGTACAACTCGCACATGTTGGCTTCGCGCTGAATATTTCTTGCTGTCGAGTTCATTACGCTGCCCTCGCCTTCAACTCCGCGTTCTCGGCCTCAAGGCGGGCCATGCGTTCTTCAGGAGACTCGCTGCGCTGCACGAGATCCATGCCGCAGGCGTGAGCAACCCACTGCGACCAGCCCCAGTTACCGACTGCATGGGCAAACGCCACCGACTTGTCGGCAGGCATGTGGGCGTTGCCGCAGATGATTCGCGCAAGCTGAGATGGCTCGATGCCGACAGTTCCAGCTACCTGCCGCTGGGTCTTGTGGCCGTAGCGAATCGCCAGGAGAACGGCTTCGCCAGAGGTTCGGCAAAGGCTCACTAGGTGGGCCGGTACACGCTCTGGCTTCTTCACTGCGCCCATCAATGACAATTCGCGTTGCATGGTGTGGTCTCGTGTAGACGGTTGGATTCGGGGTGAAATAAAAGCCGAGGGGATAGCCCCGGCTTACTGAGAGAGAAATTCTTTGGGCATACGGCTGATAAGGACCAACACGTACTTAGAGGGGAGCGGACCTTCAGGGAGCTTCTGGACGGCCTGACGGCTCACACATACAAAGCGAGCGAGGCTCGACTGGTTGCCCCCGAAGGCGGCTAGTGCCTCGGCCTTCGTGATAGATGGAATGCTGGTCATGGGGCTAGTATCGCAAAGGAGACTACTGGTGTCAACCACAGTTGCCCCGCCTTCAACAACAATAGTTGCCATGAATACGACGGGCGAACGACTTAGAGCGACACGAGAGCGTGCTGGTGAGAGCCAGGACGATGCGGCTAGAGCAGCAGGCGTGAAGAAACAGGCGATATCCAAGATCGAGCTGGATCACACCGTGGATCCGGGGGCCAGAACGATGTCCCGCCTTGCCAGGCACTACGGCGTCAGCGTGGAATGGCTACTCGATGGTGCGGATTCACCCTCGATCTCATTGGGGTCTGAGACAATGAGACTTATCCCGGCTAAGGTCGCTGAAACGGCCAAGGCACTACGGAAGCATTACGAGAGACGGAATCTCGTCTTCAACATAGAGTCTGAGCCGGAACGATTTGTGCTTGCCTATGCGGCACGTACGGAGTTGCCCTCGGAGCCGACGGAGGACAACTTGATCGAGTTCGGCAGCAAGCTAGAGGCGATTGCGCCTCTGTCGGAGGGACGAGGGGATGGACGAGCGAATGGTGTGCCGGCTGATGGCAAAGCTGGAGGAAATGTGGCCGGAGGACGGTCCAGCAATAAGGCCTAACCTGCGACTGGTTGGGCAGGGGGACGATCAGCCTGCCTTGCAGGCAAGGGCCTGGCGGACGCGGCGACCGCTTCCAGGCTCCCATCGAGCCGCACGGACAAGCCTTGGGGAGGAAGTGGCATGACCAGGAATATCTACCCGCCATTAGTCGTAATTTTGACAATGCTTGGCGGGTGCTCGACAGCTCACTCCATCAAGGGGTCTAGCGGAGAGTCCGTCGTCATGATTGAGTGCGGCGCCGCTACATCGTTTTCGATCTGCTACGACCGGGCCGCCAAGGAATGCCCGAATGGGTACAGGACGGTGGATGAAGAGCCGGGGTTTAATCGAAAGACACTTAAGGTGTCCTGCAACTAGACCCCACCAATAAGCAACGCCACGAAGCCCGCCTTGAGCGGGCTTTTTGTTGGGTAGGAAAAATTCCTAGTCAACTCTTGTTGACAGCCGAAGTCTCTTTTGCGATACTTTCTCCCAAGCCAGAAAGCGGCGAGCGGAGACAGATCATGCAGGACCAAGTGTGGGGTTCCGAGGCCATCCAGATCGACGCAGACACATGTGTCGATGTGAAAGCCAACAGCCAGGGCGTCGTCCTCGGCCAGCTTGGCGGGGTCTGGTTCCACGACCTGCATATCTCTCCGGCTCAAGCAAAACAGATCGCCAACGCCCTGATCCAAGGCGCCAACGAATCTCTCGCCGCTAACTGACACCACACGCCGCCCACCCCGCCACTCTCGGCGAAGCGGCTAGGAGACTCAGATGAAGACCTTCCCGACTCTCGACCAGGCTGCTGACTACGCCGACAACTGCGAGGCACGCGGCCTCGATGTGGAAATCGTCCCGGCTGCTGACGGCTACCGCGTCCAGCGCTACGAATCCGATTCCATCGTGTATCTGGCGTACTGACCATGACCCTCATCACCGGTCACGAAATCTTCGACACCGCGATTGAGTACGTCGTCGAAGCCAACGCTTCCGCTGCTCGCAAGTGGGCATACGGGAACGCACAGAAGAACGCGACGCTTCGTTTGCTTGAGACGGCCAAGGTCATCCGCGATTCGATGTCCGTGGCAGACCAGCCCTCCCTCCATGCTCGTCTTCGCAGTGATATCGAGGGACTCATCCGACTCGGTTTGGAGACCACGCCATGAGCGCACAGATCATCCAGTTTCCGATCCACACCCTCCGCATCTGCCGGATGCGTAACGGCTCCATGGAGTACCGGACGATTCCGGGCATCTGGACCGATTGCCCGCGTGGCTGGTCGGTGGTGTGCAAGAGGGTATCGACGCACAAGGGATTGGTGGCATGAAGAAGAAGTCCAAGCCCATCAGTGATTACAAGATCGGGGACTTCCTGTACCGCTACGTAGAAGCGGCTGGAACGTTCAAGTACATCATTACCGGAATACGGTCTTACGAGGGCGAAACGCAGCTTGAGGTCGAGTGCCAGACGTGCTCGCACGGCTACAAGTGCCGCCTTCTTCTGGCTCGCGATGATTTTGATCACATAGTCCACGTTCACCTGCTGAACGACGACGAGGATTCGTCTCAGGCCATGTGGCACACGAACAGTGGCCTGTACTTCGTGCCGACACCAGAGGAAGCGAAGAAGCAGGGAATCGCCAAACTCATCGCCTGGAACGAAGGTCGAGTGCGTGATGCGGAAGCCTCCCTATCGGCCGCGAAGAAGCGTTTGCAGGAACTCAAGGTTCTCTTTGAAGGAGTGCAGCCATGAGCGCCCAGCCCGACTACGCAAGCTGGGCCGTCGCTCAGTATCTAGAGCAGCAGGCCGAAGCAGAGGCCGAACGTGATCGCCTCAACAAGCAGATCGCCACGGAACTTCGCAGCCGCGAGACGTGGGAACTGGGGATGTCTGAGGCCAGCATCGAACAGCCGGGCCGTCCCAATCCGATCCTCGACGCGCTGATCTCCGGCGACGAACTGGAAGCGGGCCGACTGATCCGGAACTACATCACCACGGTCTACGCGAAAGACCAGGCCGAGGTTGCCATCCACCGACAGGACGAGGACGCGGCTAATGACTTCGCTATCGGTTAGCTACTGGAAGGGTCCGGCTAAGGCTTGCGGTATCGCGCTGTCGATTGACCTCGCTGTCTATCTCATTCTTCATCACTTCGGATAATCCCATGAATCAGCAAGCCGTAAATCCCGCCGTGAACCTTGAGATTGCCAAGAAGGTTCTGGCTGTCGTTAACGCTGGCCTTGTCTCGGGCATGGGCGAGCCTACCCCCGGCAAGATGTGTGTCGAAGCAGCCGTGTGCTACGCCATGGACTTGCCGCATTCGGACCGTCCGTCGTGTGTTGGTGATGCGGTCCGCGCATTCAAGATTCGCCTAAACGATTCCAATTGGAGCAACAATGCCGCCCGCACTGACGGTCTCCGCAAGCTCGCCATTGCGCAGTTGGGAAGCGAGTCGATTGACCAAAAGGCATTCTCAAGGCTGGTCGCTAAAGGCACGATTCAGAAGATTGTCCCGGTAGCCCTGCGGGCAGCGGCGAAGCGTAATCCGAAGTTCGCCGACGAGCTTGAGGCGGCTGCGGTTCGTTGCGAGGTAGAGGGTACTGGTTCGGCGGCACGCGATGCTCGTGACTTGGCTCGTCGTGTTCGTGCCTATGCCGCTGCCTATGCCGCTGCCTATGCCGCTGCCTATGCCGCTGCCGATGCCGCTGCCGATGCCGCTGCCTATGCCGCTGCCGATGCCGCTGCCTATGCCGCTGCCGATGCCGCTGCCTATGCCGCTGCCGATGCCGCTGCCGCTGCCGCTGCCTATGCCGCTGCCGATGCCGCTGCCTATGCCGCTGCCGATGCCGCTGCCGATGCCGCTGCCGCTGCCGATGCCGCTGCCGAAAAACGCGACGAAATCCTTCGGATTTCTTGTCAGATCGGCCTCGACGCCCTGATCGAACTCAAGTCGCCAGGCTGCGAGTTCCTTTTCCTCGTCGAGGACTGAACGCAACGGTAGCTGGTGCCGTACTCCTGGGTTCCCGCGCGTGTCCCCACACCAGTAACGCGCAACTTATTCCAACACGGGACCCGGCCGTATCCGGGTGAGGATTTGATATGTCCCAGATTGCCCGAGTTAACGAAGTGCAGACCGTCGCTGACGTGTCGCCCATGATGGCAATGATTGACCGTGCCGCCCGTGATCCGGCCGTCGATATCGACAAGCTGGAGCGGCTGATGGCGATGAAAGAACGCCACGATGCGCAGGAGGCACAGCGGGAATTCGACAACGCCATGGCCGATATGCAGCCGAAGTTGCCATCTATCGGCGAGCGCGGTAACGCAGCGGGTCGATACACCTTCGCCCTGTGGGAGGACATCAACTCGGTTGTTAAGCCGATCCTTCAGCAGCACGGGTTTGCCCTGACGTTCCGCACGAGCTTCGTCGATGGCGTTGCGGTGACTGGCGTCCTGTCACACCGGGCGGGTCACCGTGAGGAAACGTCGATCACCCTTCCCGCCGATGGCTCAGGCAACAAAAACGCCGTCCAGGCGGTCGCCTCAAGCGTCAGCTACGGCAAGCGATACACGGCATCGGCTCTACTCAACCTCACTACGCACGGCGAGGATGACGACGCCTACAAGGCCGTTGAGGAATCCATTACCGAGGCGCAGGAAATCCAGCTTTCCGAAATGTTGGAGGCCACTGGATCCGACAAGGCTAAGTTCCTCAAGTTCTTCAAGGTGAGCGGCCTGTCCGAATTGCCCGCTAAGAAGTTCCAGCAGGCGTTCGGGATGCTCAAGGCTAAGGAGACTGCCAAGTGAGCGAGGTGGTCATCTATGACTGCGTACAGGGCTCGCCGGAGTGGTTGCTTGCACGCCTAGGCGTGCCCACGGCCTCGCGGTTCTCCGACGTACTGGCGAAGGGTCAGGGCATCACGCGGAAGAAGTACCTACTGACCCTTGCGGGAGAAGCGATCACTGGCGATTTGGCCGAGACCTTCAGCAACAAGCACATGGAACGCGGCCAGGTCATGGAAGACGAGGCGAGGCAGGCATACGCCTTCAATCGTGACGCTGATCCGGTGTCCGTTGGCTTCATGCGTCGCGGTCGAATTGGGGCCAGCCCTGACAGCCTGATCGGCGATGACGGCCTTCTGGAAATCAAGACGAAGCTTCCTTCGTTGCAGCTTGAGTTGCTCGACAAAAACGCATTCCCGAGTGAGCACAAGGCGCAGGTTCAAGGCCAACTACTCGTCTCTGGGAGGGCCTACGCGGACTTCGTTAGCTACTGGCCGAAGCTTCCCATCTTCATCGTCCGCGTCGAGCGTGACGAGGCTTACATCAAGGCGCTTGAACAGGCTCTGGCCGACTTCCTTGGCGAGCTTGACACCTACATCAACCGTTACGGAGTGCAAGCAGCATGAGCGTGAATTTCAGCGATGTTGGCCGCGTCGGAAAAGACGCCGTCACTCGCCACACAGGAAGCGGCGATCCAGTTACGGGTTTCTCCGTGGCTATCGACTCCGGCTTCGGCGACAAGAAGGTGACGATCTGGCTGGACTGCTCGGCTTGGGGAAAGCGGTACGAAGGCGTTGCACCGTATCTCGTCAAGGGATCGCAGGTATTCGTACAGGGCGAGCTTGGAACGCGTGAGCACGAAGGAAAGACATACCTGACGCTGCGCGTGGCTGACCTGAAGCTGGTTGGCGGAAAGCAGGCCAGTGAGTCGCCTGCGCCTCGCCAGGAACCACAGGCTCCGCAGCGCTCGCAAGCCCCGGTTAATGACGGTTTCAACGATGACGATATTCCCTTTTGAGGTGAGCCATGAATCACGAGACGAACGGCATAACCCCTACTGAGGACACGCCAGTGAGCGAGAGGAAATGGACGAAGGGGCCGTGGGTCTGGAATGAGGACCGTTGGAATGGCGGCTATAGCAGCATTACCGGGGCCGATGACGTTGACGTTCTTCGTCCCAATCACTGCAACGACGGCGATGATGGCTGTGCGTGGTTTGAGGACTATCCGAGCGAAGCTGACAGGGCTTTGATTGCCGCCGCACCCGACCTATTCGAAGCGCTAGACGCCCTCCTTCCCTACGCCGCGAACATGCTTGAGAACGACCATCCTGTCGTGGCCAAAGCCCGCGCCGCCCTCCAGCGTGCCGAGGGGGAAGGTAAGTGAAACCTCGCAATGGTGGGATGACTCAATCGGGCCTCATAGCCTGCCTTTCCTACGATGCGGATACGGGTTTGTTTTGCAGACTCATGAAAGGCGGTGAATTGAGGTCTATCAAGCCAACACCGAGGACTGACAACGGCTACCTCAGCATCGGCTTGAAAGGTCGGATTTATTACGCGCACCGACTCGCCTGGCTTTATGTGCATGGGGAGTGGCCGGTTGACTTCATCGACCATATAAATGGCATCCGATCGGACAACCGTATCCTCAATCTTCGCGAGTGCTCCGCTGCGCAAAACAGTCAGAACCTTGCTAAGCAATACAACAAAACCCGGTTAACGGGCGTAGTCCCCTGGAAGAAGCGATTTCAGGCAAAGATCTGTGTGGACTACAAGCGGATCAATCTAGGCAGTTTTAAGACTGCGGAAGAAGCTCACGCAGCTTACCTTGCCGCCAAAGCCAAGTATCACAACTTCAACCCAGTGCCTCGCGAGGATTCATGATGGGAAGCAACGCCGAATACGCGATGAGCACGCTGTCTCGCAAGGTGGCACAGCAAGACGCCCGCATTGCCGAACTCACCGCCGAGGTGGCTCGCTTGGTTGAGTCGCACACGTACATAGCCAAGACATGGCCCGACAGCTCTGCTGCTAGGCATTCGCGATCCACTGTCGCCCGCAACGCGCTGAAGGATGGGGTGTGATGAGTGAGCTAACGGTTCTTTACATGTGCCCCGATGACCTTCCGCGAATCGTGGGCGATAACGGCATCGGCGTGCCTGTGTACGGCGGCACGTTCGGACGATACACGCTACCTCTGGTCACCCACGCCGACTACAGGGCGCTTGAGGAAGAACTTGCGGAGCTGCGGGTTAGGGTTGGGGATCTAGTCGCGTCTGTCGAAGCACATGAGTCGAAACGGTTGCGCGGGTCTGCCTGCATGAAGTCGTGGACCGACGCGCAGAAGGACGATCACCTTGACCGCATGACGGACACGCAGGAACGGCGTCGCCTGGCATTGGAGGGCTTGAAGTGAGCCTGGATAAAGCGCAGGACGCATTTGATCGCATGTATCGCGCGTCGAAACGTGGAACCGGCTGTCACCTGACAGCGGAAATGATAGCTGAGCTTGGCCTTACGTTTCTTGGAGAAATCTGGAGCACTGAGCGGCCAGAACCAGATGCGGAGATTGAAGAATGACTCGCTACTCACCAAGCCAGCTTCGCCAGATGGCCGACGAGCTTTCGCACGACGCTGGCGGTGAAGGCCGCTATTCCGTGGCCTTGCGACAGGCGGCAGACGACGCGGAGAAACTGTCCGCCATAGAGTGGGGAGAGCCTGAATATGTTGGTCGTCTTGTTGATGCTATTGAGGGTGAGCTAGACGGACTTTCGATTGACGACACGCAGGCGCAAAACATTCTCCAGTATGTGGCGACCGGCCTTTCTCCCGACGAGTTAGACGCGGCCCGGTTCGGTGACGCCACCCGCACCCCCAAGGAGCAGAAGAAATGACGATGACGCTAGTTGAAGTGCGCGATGAACTTATGCGGCTGGGCTGGTATGGAAAAATGGTTGCAGCCATCGACTTCCACCTATCCCAACCCCAGCCCGTTGCGCAGGGGGAGGCTGTGGCTTGCGCCGAGGTCGTTACCGATCCGTCTACTGGAAATCGTCTGGTGGTTACCTACTTTGCGAACGGGATAACGCCAGAAGTCGGCACGAAGCTGTACACCATCCCCACCGGCCACAGGGTCGTGCCGGATTCATAGGGAAATGTGTCGAAGTACAAAGAAGCACTTAACGATATCAAAGCTCGTGTCGCATCTGGCTACTTCGTAGATGCCAAGCATCTTGGTGACATAGCAGAAAAAGCTCTAGAGGATGGAAGTGATGATTGAATCAAAGCAAGGTAGTGGCATCGGCCAGTGGCGAAGGGTTGGAGACCTGATCCTATTTCGCTGTCTGGAATGTGGGCACCCGATGGGGTTGCAGACTCACCAAATCCAGAACGACGGCACCGTTAATCCGAGTGTGGTTTGCCCGCATCCGGTGTACGAGTCGAATCCCATTACTGGTGTAAATGAGGATATGCGCTCGCCGAATATCAAGTGCGGACAATGCTCCTTCCACAACTACGTGAAGTTGGTCGGGTGGGTCGCCGCCTCACCTTCCGCCGGGGGTGTGTGATGACAATCACGGTCGATACGGCGACGATCTACCGATCGTCCAAGAAGGGGCGGCGCTACCTCACGCTCAAGGCAGCAGTTCACGCGGAAGCGGTGGCAATAATCAGCGATAAGTACCCGCGCGAAGATCCGGAGTTCACCGACAACGGGATGTGCAGCTACGGTGGCTACTACTGGCGGGAAGACATCCCAAGGTCAGACGTGCTTCTCCGTCGTGTGTCACGACTCGTCCGCAACAGCATGGAGCCAAAGCCATGACCACCAGCGTCACAGATGATCGTCAGGCGTTTGAGGCTTGGGCCGTGGCGAACGGACATCCAGTAACCGTCAGATACGATGGTAGCGACAAATACGTTAGCACCCTAACGAATCTGCGATGGCATGGCTGGCAAGCCGCACTCCGCAGTCAGGGGAAGGTGGCGGAAGTGTCTAGGCTTAGGGCTCTTGCAGGTTCGTGGCAGCGCAAGGCAGACAATCTCGGGTTCCCCTACGGAGAAGACTACCTAGGGTGCGCGAACGACCTAACCGCCATCATCGGCGAGGGGGATTGAGGTGAGTTTTACGATGGTCCCACCTATCGGTGCACTGAAGTTCATCGACCGAATGAAGGAGAAGACTGTGAGCGAATGGCAGACGATCGATACCGCACCAAAGGACGGTTCTACCGTTCTCGCCTACTCCCCAGTGGATGGGCCATTTACTTCACGGTGGGAGGGAAGTCTCTGGCAGGGTCAGCCATGGCGTCCGTATAAGGAGGCGCTAAAGGCAAGCCCGACCCACTGGATGCCCCTCCCCGAATCTCCGAAAGGAGGTGGGCAGTGAGCATGGTTGAGGAATTGAAGGCGGTTCTGGAGCGCATAAGCGCCAGTGCGGGGCGCATAGGCCAAGATGACCACTACGCGGCTATCTTCCTCCGCGACCACGGCCAGGCGCTTGTTGAGGCGGTGGCGGATGCGGAGCGGTATCGGTGGCTGCGTGATATCAAAAATCCCGCAGAGGTGACTATTCTCGAACGCGTCTACGAGGACGTCTACGTGAAGGATGGCGAGAAGCTAGATCAAGCCATCGACCTCGCCCGAACCAAGGCCAGCGCGGGAGGTTGGGTGTGAGAAGCAAGAAGAGGGAATTTATCCCTATCGATGCCTCCGATATCGCTGAAAGCGAATTCATGAAGTTCGTTCTCATTGAGGACGCGGGCTGCTGGATATGGATCGGCGGAACTGCTTGCGGGTACGGGATATTTCGTGGATACCGTGCACACCGGTTCGCTTATGCCCTCTTCTTGGGCATTGACCCAGGCCCAATGAACGTGTGCCATCACTGCGATACACCTCCATGCGTCAACCCTTCGCACATGTTCCTCGGCGACCATAAAAGCAATGCCGCAGACAGGGAGTCGAAGAATAGGGGCAACCATATTTTCGGCGGTGACACTCCTTGGTCGAAGATAAGCAACGCACAAGCCGCAGAGATAAAAAGGCTTGCTGAAGAGGGAAAGTTTCGGCAGCGCGAAATTGCTGAGATGTTTGGTGTTACCCAGTCTCACGTCAGCCATATAAAGCGAGGTAGTTACTGGAGGTGCTTAGATGTCGGCCGCTGAAGATCTCAACCTAGCTGGTAAAGATTGGCTCACCGTTGATGAGTCCGCTCACTACTGCGGCGTGTCGGTCAGCCAGTTCCGGGAGCACGCCCTAGCCTACGGCCTGACCCCACGAAAATTCATGGGCAAGCAGCTTTACGAGCGTGCGGAACTGTACGCGGCGATTCACGGAGCGGAACCTTGGCGACGATCTACTGGCGCGGTGACCGCGCCTACCTCAACTGGAGTGAGAACGGGCGTCAGGTCCGGCTCTCCATCGGGAAGGTTGACGCCCGAGAGGCGGAGAGAATTCGTTCCGCGAAAGAAGCGGAGCTAACGCATGGCGTGCGGATCCTCGCTCGCTTGCCGACCGTCAAGGCGTTCCTAGACTGGTACATGGATTGGTACGACGCTGAGCACCCGACGACCGGAGGCAAGGCCAGGAGCGAGATAAAGAGGTTCGTTGCACGTTTCGGCCATCGACCGATCGACACCATCCGCCCGACAGAGATCGAGGCTTACAAGCGGGACCGCCTGATTGCCGATAAGGCCGCACCCGAGACCGTAGGCAAGGAGTTGCGCCGGCTCAAGGCAGCATTCCGCCGAGGCGTCGAATGGGGCGAGCTGGACGTGAATCCGCTGGACAAAGTGAAGGCGCCTCGCGGAGTACGTAGCGTGGCGGTCAAGTTCTACGCCGCTGCCGATATGGCTACCCTGTATCAGACCAATCCGTCGCGCGCTGCTCTCTGGGCGTTCATGGCCCATACCGGCTTACGCCGTGGCGAAATGTGCAAGATGGTGAAGGCCGATGTCGTCAAGGGCGTCCTTCAGGTCGAATCCGACCCGGACGAGGATGGCGATGGCCGTACGAAGTCAGGCCGGTGGCGAGAGGTGGAGTTGAATCCGAAGGCGCGTGCTGCGCTGGATTTTCTGGCTGACCCACCCGTCTGCGTCCACCCGGACACTCTGAGCGATTGGTTCGCCAGGGACGCCAAGAGGGCTGGGATAGGTGGGTCGCTGCATCGCCTAAGGCACACTTTCTGTGCCCATCTGGCGATGGCTGGAGTGCCATTGCGGCGCATCCAGATACTTGCGGGGCATAGCGATTACAAGATTACCGAGAAGTACGCCCACCTCGCACCCGGCGGATCGGCCGGAGCGGTGGCCCTGCTGGACTTCTGA